TAACAAAACATATCGACGACATGGCTTTAAATAAGGTAAACATTCAGTTTTTAACAAAACAGATGGACAAGGTTTTGAATGATATTGAAAAATTAAAAGATGCAAATAGGGATATTAAATACAATGGCAACGGGACGAATCACTAAAAAAGTTTTAGATTATATAGCTGAAATAAATAGAACAGCTAAACAAATGAATTATGTAAAAGATCTAAAAAAATCTGTAGAACACGGTAAGAATGGTACACAGAAATATGTAATCAAAGAAGGTGAAAATAAGGGTAAAGTAGTATGATTGAAAGTGTAATAGCTTTACTTATGTTTGTTAACGGAGAAATTAAAGAACATCGTATTCAAGACAACATGGCTGCATGTCTTCGTGGTAAACGTCATGCAGAGCGTGAATATTCTGAATCTGTATCCTATAAATGCTACAAGGGTAAAGCAGAAACAGAAATTTACATGGGAGAAAAGTCTATTAAGGCTTTGATATTAGAATGAAAATAGAAGCAGAAATAGTAACAGGAAAATGTCCGAGCTGTGATGAGATCACGATGATGGTTGGACTGACAAAAGAATATTATAGATGCATGACATGTGGTCATGATCTACAACAACATGTTAATGGTAAGATAGTTTACCTGCCAGCGATAAATGTGCCACCGGATGCTAAACCATTTGTGAGAGAATGGAGGACCGATGGCGAAGAAGTTTAAGGATCACGTAGCACACGAACCCGTACACCACAAAACATCTATTGGGCGTAATCCTAGTTTACAAAAAATGAACAAATCCCGTAGGCGTAGTTTCAAAAAATATCGTGGCCAAGGCAAGTAATGTTACGATTTTACTTATGGGTAATGGGTTGGTCTGGTGCTATAAACTCATGGGCTTGGAAAAAACAAGCCAAGATAATAAAAGATAGGCAAAGATTACAGATGGAAAAGATAATAAGAAATCAAAATAATTATAAATATTTAGAAGAATTAAAGAGAGTTATATGGAAGTAGCTTTAATATTATATATGTGTTCTGCAATACAGAATACCTGTCTTGATCCATACATATGGCCTGACAGATTCTATGATAAATATGGTTGCATGGTGCATGGCTACGAGGAAAGTGGAAAAAAAATAGCAGAAATAGGGCGAAAAGAAGTAAACAAACATGACATATATATTAAATTTGAGTGTCATGAGTACAAAATAATATTACCAAAAGCAAAACCCAAAGTTACAACCTAGAATTGTTTTAAACTTTTAACGTTCTTTGAATGTTCTATGAGGTTAGTGTTCGTGCGTTCCAAGAAAGGAACGCACAAACAAAAGGTGTGAGAAGAGAACAATATTTTATATTAAAAAAATATTACTTGCAACTATTGTTTTGTTGTTGTAAATTCCCATATAAATGGACACGAAAATAATTAGAAAGGACAAATAACATGGCAGATCCAAACAAATTTAAATCTGTTTCTGTGCCTATAGATACTTATCGCAAGTTAGAATTTTTAGCGAATGGTAAGTTTTTAGATGCAAAGTTAACAATTAGTAAAACAATAGAAGCTTTAGCGACAAGAGCTGCAAAGAAGACAGGATATAAAAATGGAAAAGCAAACACATAATATCATATGTCAAGATTGTAAAGGCAACGGCTACAGAAGAATTCTTATTGAAGAAGGTAGAGAAGAGGTTATAACTGATTGTGAGACTTGTGATAACCAAGGTGAATTTAAGGTAGGTGATGAGAAACTTTATAGCTAAATTCATGAACAAGTTCAACAAGCCGAAGAGAATAGAAAGTAAGAAAGAAAAAAGAAAAAGAAAGAGAGTGAAAAAAGTTTCTGGTTATTATTTTGATTATGATGGCAAGGAACGAATATTATATGACAGAGAAACTTAAAGTATTAGATCTTTTTAGTGGACTAGGAGGATTTAGTTTGGGTTTAGAAAGAACAGGGCATTTTGAAACTGTAGCTTTCTGCGATAATGATAAGTATAGTAAATTAATAATTGATAAACATTGGAAAGGTAAAAAGGTATACGAAGATGTCAGAGAAATCACAAAAGAAAAACTCATTGCAGACGGAATTGAACTTCCCGATGTCATCACAGGAGGATTCCCGTGTCAACCGTTCTCGGTCGCAGGCAAACAAAAAGGAACGAGTGACGACCGACATCTCTGGCCAGAGATGTTTCGCATTATCAAGGCACTCAAACCGAGGATCGTGGTTGGCGAGAACGTGCGAGGAATTGTTAACATCCAAGACGGCATGGTCTTCGAAACTGTGTGCACTAACTTGGAAGATGAAGGATACGAAGTCCAAGCGTTCAATATTCCAGCTGCAGGTGTCGGCGCTCCCCACCGAAGAGAAAGAATTTGGATCATCGCAACTTTGGGCGACCCCAAATACGATGGACCACTTACCAACGAGATCGGAAGAAGGAACGAAGAAGCTTATGGAGGGACAGAGAAAAGGCAGAACAACTCCTTCGAATTTGAGAGAACAAGTAGACGAGAAGACAATGAAAATTTATCAATCAATGTGGCCAACGCCAACGACGAAGGGCTTCGGACACGCATCGGAGGGTCAGACGATGATCATGCGAAAGAAAGTCGAAGCAGGGGAACTGACGGAGGAAGAAGCACAAGCGATGATGAACGGCACAACACTACGTCCACCACGAATGAAACAATGGATGTGGCCAACACCGAAAGCTTCAGGTCAAGAGAAACTAGATACTCTGATCAAGAGGAAGGGAGTGAAGGCGGCCGTGCAACACAACTTGACGGCAGCCGTGGAGATGTGGCCAACACCAACGGCGAACGAGGATGCGTGTGGGAAACCAACAGGCAAGATGCAGAAGATGTTGGGCAATCATCCGAAGGTCAGAGGCACGGGTGGTGGGACTTTGAACCCAACGTGGGTCGAGTGGCTCATGGGGTACGAGGGAGGGTACACCGACTTAAAGGATTGGGAAATTCTATCGTCCCACAAATCGTCGAGGAAATCGGCAAAGCGTTGATTAAAGGAATGAAATGACATTTTATCATGGATTAGGTATGTTTTTTCTTGGTATGGGTGCTATTATTTTTGGTGCTATTGTAGCTTATTTTATTATTAATAAGGTTATAGAAGAAAAAAAAGAACCTACGAGGTTTGATGATTTAGAATGAAAGTAATAATGATAATTAGTTTTTTAATATTAACAGGATGCGCTAAAGCCGACTATGATTTAAATCCTTGGACAACTGTAATAAGACATTTAATTTATGAAAAGAAATAACAAATACATATATCCAAAAACGGTGCGTGAAACGTTAGATGGTATTCGTCACTATAACATTAATGATAAAGAAAAGTTACCAAGTGTTACCACAATTCTAAAAGCAACCGAATCACAGGAGAAACAAGATAGCTTGGCAGCTTGGCGAGCAAGGGTCGGCGAAAAGACGGCAGCTAAAATTACTGAAGAAAGTTCGAGCCGTGGAACGGCGATGCATAAGATCTTGGAAAAGTATATCTTGGAAGAAGGATATCTAGATCTTACCAATGTCGGAAAACAGGCTCATAACATGGCTATAAGGGTCATAGAGCAGGGTCTATGCAATTTAACGGAGTACTACGGCACAGAATGCACTTTGTACTATCCTGGGCTATATGCAGGGCAAACGGACCTCGTAGCAGTTCACAAGGGCAGCGATGCGATAATCGACTTTAAACAAACGAACAAACCGAAGCGAGAAGAGTGGATCGGGGATTACTTTCTGCAGCTAGGGGCTTATGCAATGGCACACAACTTTGTGTACAAAACTAATATTACTAAGGGTGTAGTAATGATGTGTAGTAAGGATAATTACTACCAAGAATTTGTCGTAGAAGGGACAAAATTTCAACAATATCAACACGACTTTTTAAGGAGGGTCAATGAGTACTATCAAAAAAGAGACAGAAATGTTGGATAAAATAGCCAATATGTATTACAAAACAGAAGGCGACATGAAAAAGATGTGGAAGAAAAAGTGGTATCAAGGTGTCAAAAATGTGGCAAGGAGATATGAAAGTATGCTACCGGTTGGACATAAGGATAGGTTAAAATGAGATTAAGAGACTTACAAGAAATATTAGAAAAATTTACCAATGGACAAAAGGGAACCATGATATCTGATTGTCCTGTTTATATTGAAACTATGTCAGGACATTTAGAAGATGTTAGGAGAATAGAAATACAAGAAAGCACTATTATTGGAGACAGCAATCCAGCTCGACTTGTAATAAAAGCAGACAAAAATGAATTATTTAGATCACTTACATTTAAACAAAGTTAAGAATTCCCTTGGGATCGGGGTGGAAGCGAGAGTGGAAGCCCCGTAATATTATGAAAAAAGTTGTGATACAAAGCGAAGATATCAGTCCAAAACAATGGTCTAATCTTATATTAGAGCTGAATCTAATGCGAAAAGCTTGGAAACCCTACGCTAAAATACAGATATTGGGTCGTGGTGTTAAGAAAATTGTGCAAAATGGGACTAAAAGATACAAAATTTAAAATTATTCTAATATACTTGCCGTGTGTATAAGAGAAATTTTAGAGCAAAAATATTTTTTAAAATAAAAAATTTTAGAGGCGGCAAGGCGGCAAGGAGGCTAAAAATCGATTATAAGTATTGGTATTAGCAGATAATAGCCTGCCATGAGCCCTGCCAAGGCAGAATTTCAGATGGCAAAAGTGTTGATAATACTAGCTTTTTTGATTTTGTACTCGGCACGCGGGAGTTTTTTTGGTTTTGAAAAAAACAAAATTGCCTAAAAATTTCTCTTATAGTATAAGGTCTTATGCCTAGAAAACCCAAGAAATCCAAATATAAGTCAGTTGTTATTAACAAAAAACGATATTATTATTACAAAATTACCTGGATCGATCCGACGGGTGATTCGGGTCATGCTACAGCTCACGATTCTTTAGGGTTAATACCTTCAACAATGATAACTCATGCATATGTTTTTGATAAGAACAGAAAATATTTATGGACGTTTGCATCTTACGAAGAGAATGATGAACTATTTTCAGATAGAAATGTATTTCCGTTAGGCTGCATTATTAAAATGGAAAAGATAAATGAAAGATAAAAAATTTAATCCTACATTGACAAAGAATATGCCTAATGTAAAATGGGATCAACTTCCACCAAGGCGTGGTCCTAACCCACAAGGAGTAACTTATGGAATGGATAAGAAAAATAAGAAACAACAGCTTAAGAATTTGGCAAAAGTTTAATAATATATTTAATGGAAGCCAAGGAATTATTTTGATTCTAATTCTTTTGGTTCTGATTCTGGGGTAATATTAATTAAATTTTTGTGATCATCTAAAATTTGTTGCATCTTCGCCTGTAACTCTTCTTCACTCATTTTGTCTAGGTTACCGGTTACAACAAGCTTTTGATCTACATATAAACCACCTGCTTTTCCACGTGCAACTTCAGCATTAATTGCAGC